GTATTGATGCCATGCTGGAAACGGGAGATGTCGTACATTTTGAGTTTGCACCACTACTTATCAACAAAGGCAAGACGTCTGATGATCTAGACCAAAGCCTTAACATTACCCTGGGTGATTTGGGCGAAGTAGTACCACCGCTCATCAAGCAGATAAGATCGTCAGACAGTGATGAGCATCCGCAGGTCATTTACCGTCAGTACGCTTATGACGTCGCCACGATGTCATTTGCCAAAGATAAACCTATCGACATCATCAAAGGCTTGTTTGTTGAGCAAATGAGCCGCGACCATCAAGCAACTACGTTTGATGCCAAAACGCCTGACAAAAACACCGTGGCGACAGGGCGGCCTTATACGCCTGATAAATACCCTGATCTAAAGGCATTGTTATGAAGAGCATTGACCCTTTACTTAACCGTAGTTTTGACCGTGACAACTATCATTGCGTGCACTTTTTGATCGACGCTGGCAAGTATTTGTTTGATTATGATTTTAGCCACTGTTTTTTAGGCCTTACTGGCTCGCTCAATACCACACTAAGCCCAAATAAACACAGCATGAGCCGGGGACAGCTGGTGACGTCTCCTGCTGATGGCACTATCGTGCTAATGATGACACTAGATAATCGTCATCATGTTGGGCTGTATTATTGTGGTCGGGTGCTGCATTTGTCTGAGTTGGGGCCACGTTTCGAAGCTATGCGAAGCATCAAACGCCAATATAAAAAGGTACGGTTTTATGACGTTAAAGATTTTCCACAATGAGCTTGATGCGAGCGAGTGTAGTGAGTACAGTTTTGACTGTTTACTGACAGAGTGGTTGTCAATCCGTGAGCAATACCCCTCAGCGCGTCTCTACAAAGACACAATATGCGTGCAGAACGACATCACACCCAAAACCAAAGCTCAAGCGTGGGCCATGAAGGGTGTGACGGGTGACTATCATGTGCTATGCCATGCAAAAGACCCTGTGACAATAGGCGTCCTTGCAGCCGTTATATCGGTCGGCGTGGCGGTATATACATACATGAACATGCCAGAAATGAACACGCCTCAAGAGGTGTCTGGCTCTCCAAATAATAGCTTGGCGCAGCGTCAAAACAAACACCGCGTAGGCGAGCGGGTGCCGGACATATACGGTAAGCGCAAAGTTATACCTGACTTGATATCAACAGTTTATCGGCATTACCAAGATAACATTCAGGTCGAGGAATGTTTGCTGAGTATTGGTACCGGGTATTTTGCAATAGATGAGAACACCATCAACGAAGGTGAAACGCCCATCAATACTATTGAAGGCGCGTCTATCAGCATCTACGAACCTGGTCAATCAACCATAAGCCCAAACCCACAAATTAAAATCGGTGCTTCCTTTGATGATTTGCAAATCGTAACCAAGCAAGTCAGCTCAATTGATGGCAAGCAGATATTAAAATCGCCAAATAACGGGCGCTTGAACTACAAGGGATTGGCGTTTGTAGCACCAAATAAAATTACAGTATCAGCGTTTCAAGGGGAACAGGATGACATTGCATGGAATGGCGATACTTCGGGTTTTGTTAATAATATTTTTACAGCCTGGGCAGATTTCACACGGGAATTTTCAGCAGGTGAAAAAGTTATTATTAGTGGTGCGGTTTTTGGCAGCAAAGAAGATAGGACTATATCGGGTAACACCAACGTTAATATAAATGACGGAGTATTAACCATCGCAAGTGTTATGGATATACCAAATCCTAATGAGTATAAAAAAATAAGAGTCACCTCTTTACTTGTGGATGGTGATAGTGGTGAAAGCCTTAACCTTGCCGGTGAGTATGCTGTTGATTCGATTTTAAAGTCAGGCAGTCCGGGGGCCTATATTTACGAAGTCACTCTATCGAGCGGTTTTAAAGATATTAATCCAAGTTTTTATCTGCTAACTATAAATACGGTGGGCGTAACATCAGCCGTACTGACAAGTAATGAGAATAATATCGACTTGTCTGGCGAGTATACAATCTCAGACCTCACAGACACCTACCTTACCTTGCTTAATCCAGCCACGGTTAATGAGGACTGGAATAGAATCAATGAAATAACATCGCAGCAAGCCGAAAACTTTAAAGAGAAAACAGTCTCTTTTAACTCGTCAAAGAACAACTTTACGGGCTGGCTGTATGCGGGGAGCAATGATAGCACTGGGTTTATTCTTAATTTTTTGGCGAACAGTGGTATCTATCAGGGAGATAGAGCAAAGCAAGTTGCAATTGAGGTTGAATACCAAGCTGTTAATGCAGCTGGCGTGCCTACCGGTGCAGTCCTGAAGCATGGTGGTGTCATGCAAGGTATCGCTAATGATCGCAACCCAATAGGAATGACCTTGAAAAAAGAGCTGCCGGCAGCTGGTCAGTTTAGATTTAGGGTGCGACGCGTCAATGATAATGGTGATGCCGCCGACTTGATAGATGATGTGATTTTCGAGAGTGCGTACAGCTACTACGAGACTAAGAAATCAGTCTATGAGCATGACACGATTATCCGATTGCGGCGCATGGCTATCGGCTCTGGCACCAACGCCAGTGAGCTGAATATGATTGCACATCGTAAGCTGAATACGATTGATGGTTTTTTACCCACAAGTGACTTTGCTGATATATCGATTGCGATGGCACTTGATCCATTCATCGGTCGCATGGATTCCAGCGAAATAGATGCTCAATCGCTTTATGATGTTAGTGATGAAATAGCGGCGTACTTTGGTACCGATAAAGCGTGTGAGTTTAACTACACGTTTGATGATAAATATGCCAGCTATCAAGAAATGATATTTACGGTCGCTGAAGCAGTGTTTTGTACGGCGCGGCGCGAAGGTGGTTTACATTATTTCAGTTTTGAGCGTGAGACACCTAATAGCCTGGCGCTATTTAATCATCGAAATATTGCGCCAGAGAGTATGTCTGTCACCGAGTTTTTTGGTATACAAGATAATTATGATGGCGTTGAGTTTAAGTGGCGCGATCCGTCAGATAACTATGGCGAAACCATTATCCGACTGCCAGATGACCTGCGCACCAACTATAAGACCATTACAAGCCAGGGCGTGACCAATAACGTGCAGGCGCATTTTTTGGCGCATAGGGCTTGGAATAAACTTAAGCATAACCGTAAGGCCATCGAGTTCACCGCATATGGCGAGGGCGACTTGGTGACACGTATGGATAGGATTGCCGTCGTCGACTCTACTGTGCCGATACTGTGCAGCGGCCAAATCGAATTGCAAGAAAACACCGTTTTGACGCTGGATTATCCGGTTTATCTGGATGCTGGCAAGAGCTATGTTATCCATCTGCAGCTTAAAAATGGCACCGTTGATGTGATTGAAATCATTAGGCAGACTGGTGATTACCAAATCGAAGTCGCTCGCATACCTATGATACCGCTGGTGACCGCTGGCGTGACTCATGCTGTTTTTAATATTACAGAAGCGACCGCCGCGGAGTCTGATGCGTATCTGATCAGCGAAAAAACTGGGAACGGTCTGTTTGAGTCGACGATAAACGCAATGGCTTATGACAGCAGGTACTACCCGAATGATAAAGACTATATAAACGGCTTGATAGCCTAAATTTATTTAAACATACGCCCTCAATCCTGAGGGCTTTTTTGTGGGAGTTTTAAAAATGGCAGAGCCGATTACGTTGCAGAAACTTGTCAGTGCTGACGCTGATGCTGATACGCTTGGCGAGTTTGCCAACGAAGATAAGATGGTGGTTAGCCGTAAAGGTTTGGAGTATCCATCCGCGCCAATGGCCTCACGGTTGCTAGTCGAAAACGGTTTGCTGGGTGCCACACCCTTTAGTACCTATGCTGCAATGACTGGGAGCGCGTTAGCTGATGGTGATTATGCGGTTGTTACTAATGATAGTGCGATTGATAAAAATGGCGTATATCAAAACGTTGCGGGCAATTGGACGTATCTTAAATACAACTTGCAGCCTCAAATTAATACAATTGCAAATACAGTTAATAAGCTGGCTAAGCCGTCTTTGCGCATACTGTTAGATGATTTAAATAATCCACTTTTATCAGTAAACATCAAGCTGATTGGTGACAGTATCACATGGGGTGTTGGTGCAAGTAATGCTAGCCCTCGTGATCCATACAACAAAAACCTGCTCGACGGCAGGAATACAACTGATGTTATATCCCCAAGCTGGGCAAACTTGCTTAGACAATGGCTCGTAAAGTCATTTACTGACGGCGATATCGTAGATGAGGGAATGGGGTCTGCTTACGGTCAAAGTGACAACATGGTACTGTGGTCGGCTAATCTTAAAAACATTAATGTGATAGATACTAGGAAAAATACTGTTTTTAATTATGCAGCGGCGCAGGCTGTTATTGAGGCGACCACATCAACATTAGTGCCAAGTCGTGAGTATATTAATTTATATAATGTCAATAACACGACATCATCACAAGTACCAACCGCTATCGAGTTTGTGGCTAATGGCGATGGCGTTACGCTTGTTTATGCCAAACTTACTTTTGGTACAGATAGCACTTATTTTGCATCTGTTTACGTAGATGGCGTATTTAAGCAAAAAATAAGCGCATACGGCACAACTGCTGGCTTTAACAACGAGTTTTTTATATCATTGCCTGATGACGGCAAACACACGATACGTATTGTCAATGACGGCTCAACAAATAGTGTTGTGCGTATTCAGCACATAAAAGCAACTAAAGTTATCAGAGTAAAAAACGATGGTATAAGCGGTGCTACAACACATAACTGGCTAAATACAATTAAGCTGAGTCAAAGTATTACGCCAAAAGACGACCATGTTTTTATCATGCTGGGCACAAATGACCGCATAGCTATAGCTGACAATAATCAACGCGCACTAGCTAATAATTTACGCAAGATAGTTAGTGACACTTACGCTTTAACCAACAATAAAGCTAATATTATTTTAATGTCTGCCAATGCTGTCACGCAAGATCAAAATCCAGATACAAGCCCTTACTACATGACCATGCAAACAGTCAACAGCGAGGTAAAGCGAGCGGCTGATGATTTAGGCTTGAGTTTTATAAGTAATTATGATGCAACGACACAGCTTAAAATTGATGGCGCAAGCTATCTGGCAGATGGTCTACATCCAAACGATACTGGATATAGAGTTATTTTTGATAACATTAGAAATGCAATATCAAAAAGCTAACAACCCCTTAATCGGGGCTTTTTATTATCTAAAATTTGAGGGGAGACAATGCCAAACAACATGCCATTTTGGGACATAGTGCTGCTAAAGATGCTCACATACCTGCCCAAAGTCTTTGCTGCCGTCATCGGTGCTATCTTTGGGCTTATGCTCAGTGGTGACATCGGCAAAGACGGTAAGATAAAAATTAATATGTCGGTCATCGTCAAGTTTACGATTGCTGTAACGATTTCATTATTCGGTGGCCAAGCACATATTGAGTTCATGGGATATCAAGATTATAGCGTGATGGCGCAAGGTGGCATTATGCTGGGCTGGGCAGTATTCGGCATGTTGGCGATTGGCGTCTTTTATCAGTCCGTCGCTCTATTGCAGGGCAAGCCGCTGTCTGCGGTTATCAAAGAAATCAAAGACGCAGCGTTTGCGATTTTTGGCAAATAACAGGAGTAAAAACCATGCGATTTAATCTAATCAAAACAGCGCGTCAGCTGACAAATATCGCAATCAAAAACAGCGAGATTGTCCAGCCATACGTCAAACCACGACATTACCGACGCGGACTACTCGCACTCAACGCGCTGCATTATGCGCTACGCATTGCAGATAAAGACAAATAACAATCAGCACTAAAAACCGCCCCATATTTGGGGCTTTTTTAATGCTTAACAAAAGGTAAGAGTTATGAGCGTATTTAATACGATTTTTGATCGACTAATGCAGCACGAAGGCGGCTACGTTAATCACCCAAGCGACCCCGGCGGCGAAACAATGTACGGCGTGACAAAGCGCGTTGCTCAAGATCACGGCTATTGGGGAGATATGCGCAAGCTACCAAAATCACTTGCAAAACAAATCACAGAGCAGTCATACTACAAGGCGGTTAAAGGTGATCAACTCGATCGCTTGATTGCATGGCAGTTAACAGATGCTGCATACAATCATGGCAAACGCCAAGCTGTTAAATTTTTACAGCGTGCAGTTGGAGCCAGTGCAGATGGCTTGATTGGCCCACGTACATTGGCGGCAGTTGCAGCAATGGATAAAAACGATGTGGTATTATTATTCAATGCTGAGCGCTTAGAATTCTTTACCAACCTGCGTATCTGGCAAACTTTTGGCAAAGGATGGGCACGGCGTATCGCTAAAAACTTACGTTATGCAGCTGTAGATAATTAAATCTGTGACACGATTTTTGACAGCCTACCATCAATAACTATCACATCTAATCACATTGTGTTATCGTAAGTCATTGATTTTAATAAGCCCTGATTTGATAGCGTGTGATAGTATTTGATGTAATCGGGTTCAACTCCCGCCATCTCCACCAAACATTGATAAAGGGCTGACCGTCATAGACCGTCAGCCCTTTATTTTGGGCGTTTTTCAAGGATTGAGGGTTATATAGGTGTATGGCGTTCCATATAGAATGTTGGTATTATTGTTGGTATTAGAGTTTATACACCTATTCAATACCAACAAAGGATAGTCCAATGCCCTTAACTCATACCGTTATCAATAAGCTACAGCCAAGCGATAAGGCTATCGAGAGCAAACGACCTGACAAACAC